TAGGAATACCACAAATGGCCGCTACTGCTGGGGCTGATGTAAGAGCCGCGGCTGATATTGCTAAAGGTACAAACGATATTGTAAAACAATTAAAAAATAAAGAATTTTTAAATATGCAAGTAATGACGGCCGACCCAAATTTTAAAATTCCAAAAGAAGCTAAAGTTCCAGATTTCAGAAAATAGTATAGGAGTACGTTATGACAAAAAAACAACTAATAAAAATAATACAAGAAGCTGTTAAGCGAGAAGTTAAAAAAGAAGTTAAAAAGATATTTATTAAAGAGGAATCTTCCTCTAATTTAAAAGATGTAATGCCCACAGATTATGTTGAAAACGAGGTTCATGAAACTGAATCACAAAAACAATATAGCAAAGATGAAACTATTAATAAAGTTTTAAATGAAACAGTTGGATTATCTAAACAGAATGCGTATCCAACATTAAGTGGCAGAACATTTGATACAAGCCGTATGAGTGAACTTATGGGATATGGTAAACCAGATGCGGTTAAACGAGATATGGTAGCAGCTGATACGTTGCAAAAAGCTGGAAAGCGGATTGACGATGTTCCAGAACACGTAACAAATGCTTTACGAAGAGATTATAGAAGTTTGATGAAAGCTATAGATAAGAAACGAGGAGCTTAATAAGTGGCTAGTGCACGAGAAAAAGATTTAAATCCAAATACATATATAGGATTATCTTTTCCATTACGATCGGATAATAACAATGATTTTGCACTAACAAAAACTTCTTTAGAACAGGCACAACATAATTTAAAAAATTTATTACTAACTTACCCAGGAGAAAGAGTAGGTCAAAATGAATTTGGAAGTAAGTTAAGAAAACTTTGTTTTGAACAGATTAATGATGAACTTCCCATACGAATAGAAGAAGAAGTTAGAAATAGTGTTGGTGATTGGTTGCCTTATATTAATATTTTAGAGGTGAATACTTTAACAGAAGAAGGCGATTCAAATAAAATATATGTTCAAGTTAAATATTCAACTACATTGAATCCAACTACTATGAATCAAATTGAATTGGATACAAGTTATACGGCTGAGAGATTTTAATAGGAAATATAAATGGCACGCACAAGTATAAAAAAGAATGTAGTAAAATCTGTTAATTATCTTAATAAAGATTTTAGTGACTTTAGGGATAATTTAATAGAGTTTGCTAAAGTATACTTTCCAAATACATATAATGATTTTAATGAAGCATCTCCAGGTATGATGTTTATTGAAATGGCTGCGTATGTTGGTGATGTTTTATCTTATTATATTGATTCTCAATTTAGAGAAACACTTTTAACATATGCTGAGGAAAAAAGAAATATATATAATATAGCACAATCGTTTGGGTATAAACCTAAAGTTACTTCACCGTCTACGGCTGTCTTAAATGTATTCCAAACCGTTCCAGCTTTGAATGAAAAGCCAGATTATAGATATGCGTTAAATGTTAAGGGTGGAATGGTTGTAAAAGCGTCAAGTACTGGTACTACATTTAGAACATTGGAAGATTGTAATTTTAAATTCTCAGCTTCTTATGATCCACGAGATGTAACAATTTTTGAATCTGATAGTGGGTCTCCTACTAAATTTCTTTTAAAGAAACAAATCAAAGCGGAAAGCGGTACTATTATAACAGAGTATTTTTCATTTGGATCTGCTGAAAAATATCCACAAATAAAATTAGCAAATTCTGATGTTATAGAAATAGTTTCTGTAACGGATAGTGATGGTAATACTTGGTATGAGGTTGATTCTCTTGCTAGGGATACTATTTTTGAGGATATGGAAAATAATTCTACTAATGATCCTACATCCGTAATAAATAGAGAAACTGTACCATATATTTTAAAGTTGAAAAAAACTTCTCGTAGATTTACCACATATATAGATCAAAATGATCAAACAGTTTTGAGGTTCGGTGCTGGAATAAGTGATAATCCAGACGAAGAAATAATACCAAATCCTGATATGGTTGGATCTAATTTACCTGGAAGTCCATCATATTTAACTACTGCATTTGATCCTTCAAATTTTTTAAAAACAAAAGCTTTTGGGTTAGCACCATCTAACACAACGCTTACAATTAAATATTCTTATGGTGGAGGTATTAATGATAATGTTAATGCAAATGATATAACTGATATATCAAGCGTATCTTATGCAATACAAGACAATTTATTAGCTTCTACTCTTGTTCAGGAAGCAAAAAATTCAGTTGCTGTTACAAATCCAAATCCAGCGGTTGGGGGATCTGCTGGTCAAACAATACGACAGGTGCGGGAAAGTGCAATGGCATATTTTCAAACTCAGCAAAGAAATGTTACAGCAGAAGATTATGTTATTAGATCTTATTCATTACCGCCTAAATATGGAACTGTTGCAAAATCATTCGTAGTTCAGGATGATCAATTAAATAAATCAGCTGAAATTGATTTTGCTGAAAGTCAGATTAAAGAGGAAGATGTTGGAAAGAGTTTAAAATCTGTGGTAGCTAGGATACCAAATCCATTGGCTATAAATTTATATACTCTTGGATATAATTCTAATAAAAAACTTATTTCATTAAATCAAACAGTAAAACAAAATTTAAAAATGTATTTATCACAATATAGAATGGTTACGGATGCTATTAATATAAAAGACGCATATGTTATTAATGTTGGAGTTCGGTTTGCTATTTTAACGAAAGCTGGATTTAATAAAAATGAAGTTCTTTTACAATGTGTTTCCAGAATAAAGGACTTTTTTAATATAGATAGATGGCAAATTGGTCAACCGATTGTACTATCAGATATTTCTTATGAATTGTCGTTGGTTAATGGAGTTGCTTCGGTTGTAGCACCAGTAGAAAATAATCCAGACAATTTACCAATTATAATTGAAAATAAATATAAATTAACCGAAGGGTATTCCGGAAATTTTTATGATATTAAAAGCTCATTAATAGATGGTGTTTTATATCCAGCTTTAGATCCAAGTATATTTGAAGTTAAATTTCCGAATTCAGATATTCAAGGAAAAGTTTTGGGTGATAATTTAGGGATAGTAGAATAATATGCATTATTTTTTATTTCCAGAAAAAGATACGACAATTTATCAAAATAGTTCTAGTTTGAATGCTGGATTAGATGAGATATTAGAAGTCCGAAAAGAGGTTAGTGATACTGGAGCTACTGTAAATGTTTCAAGAGTTTTAATTAAATTTGATCTATCATATATTTCTGGATCAATAATATCTGGATTAATACCAAATCCACATAGAACGGGGTCTAGATATTATTTGAATTTATATGACGCACACCCATCTGCGTTGGCGACATCTCAAAAGTTATATACATATCCTATAAGTGGTTCTTGGACGATGGGAGATGGTCGTAGTTATGATGATCCAATAACAACAGAGGGGTCAAGTTGGTCATTTAGACACGGAAAAATAGATGGAACACTTTGGACAGATATTAGCTCATCTGGAGCAGTATGGCATTCTGGAAGTGGATATGAAGCTTCTCAATCGTTTGATCACGACACAACAGATGTGCGAATGGAAGTAACTGATATTGTTAAACAATGGATAAGTGGATCAATACCAAATGAAGGGTTTATATTAAAAAGAAGTGGCAGTATAGGAAATTTAGATAGTGGAAGTGATGAGGGGAATACCACTAAGTTAGGAAATTTTTCATTTTTTTCAGCTGATACTCATACAAAATATCCACCTACTTTAGAAGTTGTATGGGATGATTCCAAATGGAGTACTGGATCATTAACACCATTAACAGGATCTGATTTAGAAGATGCTGTAATTTATATGAAGGGACTTAGACCTGAATATAAAGAAAAATCAAAAGCTCGGTTTAGATTTGTAGGTAGAACAAGATTCCCAGCTAAAACATATTCAACTACACCATCTAATTTGACAGTAAAGTATTTACCGAGTGGCTCTACATATTATTCTATTAAAGATGCAGAAACGGATGATGTTATTGTACCATATGGAACTGGATCAAAAGTTAGTTGTGATACTAATGGAAATTATTTTAATCTTTGGTTAGATGGATATCAACCAGAACGATATTATAAAATTGAATATAGAGTACAAAGCGGAAGCGGTACTGCTGACGAAATAGATCAATATTACGATGAGGGGTTTACATTTAAGGTTGCATTATAATGCCATATACAAAACAAGAATTAGAGGATGTAGATTTTTATAGAGAATTTGTAGATAAATTAAGAAATAAATATCTATTAGAAATTAAAGAAGCAGCTAAAACTAATTTTAGAAAAAATAGAGTTTTACGATTATATGAAGATATTTTTGAAGATGAAGAATTGGGATTTGGATTGGGTATAGAAAGTATTCCAATAGATATTCATAATGAAGATACATATAAGGGCAAAGTTAATCCATATAAAACAGAAGAGTTAGCACAAACTGAATTTACTGGGAGTGTTACGGTAGCCAGTAGTAGATATCCTGTATATATACAAACACCAAATTTAGAAAAAATTATAGATAGAAGTATAAATGAATTATCTGAATTTATAGTTTTAGCTGAATTACCGGGGGGTCTTGCTAATGGAGATGTAGTTACAACAATGGACGCGGAAGATTTTAGAAAGTGGTTAATTGAAGATGGTCAGAAAAAAATATTTCCTGATTTAGCAACTTTTTATGGCAGTGGACATGCTTTTACAAATATAAAATCAATTAATTTTAGTGTTTTAAATACAATTCCTGATGGGGAGCCGGTGGACGCATGAGTAGATTAAGAAAAGAAGATTTAGAGTTATTAGTAAAGCCAAGAGAAAGGGTAAATTTAGAAGCTCGCAAGTATAATTATTTAGGAGGTCCTTTTTTAAGAAATGCTCGGGATTATATTGAAATTTTAGTATATGATACTAATGATAATTTTTTAGAGAGTTCAATTGTAAATAGAAATGATTATGTTATTGAATCATATGAACCACCAAAATTAAAATTAAAAACGGGAACTATTTTAAGAAAGATGGGATATGATAGAGGTCGGTTTGTTGTGAAGTATCGGTTTTTAAGAAAAGCGGCAGGATCTCCAGAAGCATTATTAATTGAAGTATCTGGATCTTCTGATATTATAAGACGTGAAAATAAATATCCTGTTCATGAAATCTCACCATCCAGAAAAGAAATAAGATTAATGCCACAAAATATAAGTAACGATAAATATTTACGTGATTTTTATAATGCATCCCGAATAATAAAGAAAGTCAGATCTAATTCAGCTAATGATGATAGAATACTTGAGTTCGTGGGTGCTACTGATGATGAAAAAAGAGCTAGTAAAAAATTAAAATTTGTATCAGATGATGTTACGTTGCCACATAATTTTATAGGCGGAACATTAACATTAGAGAATTCATTTGTAACTAAGGTTATTTTTGCGACGGGCCCCGGCGGTTCAGCTGAACCATCACTAGAAATTGAATCACATGCTGAAGCACTTGATGCTCAATTTGTTATTGATACTGAGACAAGTGCTGCTGCACGTTTAGTAAACGCCTCAAGTGCTGATTTAACTTTTACAAATATATATAAAAGATTTAAAAAAGTTGATTTTGAAGGTTTTCCACAAAATACAAATGGTATTACGATTGTGGACGGGACTACAAATACATTAGAAAATATTCATGAATTAGATGAAAGTATATTTAAAGTTCCTATGTATCATCCGGGAGATGAAATTACATTTAAAAGTGTATCGCGAAGGCCACTTGATACACCTACTACATATGTTTGGGAATTTTTTGGGTGGGACCAAGATGATAGATGGCAAGGTTCAACATGGAAGTACCCAGGTGGTAGACGTATATACTCTTCTCATAAATTATCTTTAGATGATGATATTTCGATTTTAAGTACATCTCCGACAGACGGTGTTATTGGTGGTTCTTTAAAAGCAAGAGTTGAAGATTCGATAGATGGGTCTAGTGTTAAGGTAAAATTATTGAGTAGTGATATGAGATTGGGAGTTGCTTTAACAATAAGTAATTCAGCAAGTACAGTTACAAGTACCATAGTTTTACCAACTTGTGTTAGAACAGCGACATAAATTATAATGCCAAATAATAATTTATATATAGAATTACCTGAATTTAATTCTTTAAATGAATCAAATAATACATTTGTATTTGATGAGTTCTCCACTACTACTGGACAAATTGGGAATTTACCAATTAATATAATAAGCGGATTATTTAATACTGGTACTACATCAAATGATGATTTAGAGGGTAGATTTACTAGTGCTATAGAAATATTTGTAGATACAAGCGATCCGATAACAACAAACGGTCCAACAATAGAATTTGAAGTTAGTACAGCTACATTATTTGTTAAAAAAGTTCCTGGTTTTTCAAAAGCTTTTGATCCTATTAGTGGAGATCCGACAGATGGATTTACATTTAAAATAGAACCTGAGGAACTTCATACTAATAATATTGATAATGAAGGTATATATACATTTGAAGTAGAATTATTTGGAACATTAGGAGAGGTTTCAGAAGAACATGATCATGAAGATGGAACAAGCCATTCTCATCCTCATGATGGAGATCATACACATGGTGATGGTGGTGGAGGCGGTGAAGGCGGTGAAGGTGGTGAAGGCTCTAATAACGACCCCGAGTCTGGTACGGGTGGATCTGATGATCCTCCTATATTTGAATAATTAGGAAATAGTAAAAATGGCATTAGAACATACTACGACAATTGGACAGTTTAGTGTAGAAATGAAAGTGGATCACTCCGCACTTTCTGAAGAAGAACGCATTGCAGCTTTAGAATCACAAGATAGAAAAATTAAATCGCCATTTGTTACAAAAATTGAAAATATAAATGGTAATGAAATTACTATAAATCAATCTTGGGATTCATTTGAAAGAAAATTAAATCCAAATGTAAGGCTTTCATCTACTTCAACAGAACTTGGGAGAGATCCTGACAACAAAACACCATCAGATCCGTTTTATGATTGGATAATTTCGTTCCCATTTAATAGTAAAAGGGATTTGCGTACTTATTTGCATTTTGGTGATGATAAAATGTTACTTACTACTAATGTAAAAACAGATGTTGAAACATTTCCAAATTTACCATATTCAATTATATATAAGTTATATGAACCATTACCGAATGATATAGAAGAAAGAGATAAGGCATTTATTGTAAAAGAAATTCTTCCTGAATTAACTCAACAGGTAGAACTAATTCCATATGACCAGGAAGATGAAGATGTATTGGTTTTAAGAGTTCCAGATTCAGAACAAACGGTATCACCAATAACAAAACGATCTACTGAATTTCAAAGTTATGATAAGTTAGTAACAACAGATAAAAAATTAAAAAAAGAAATTGAAGATAAATATTTATCGGTAGAAGATAGATCAGTTGAATTAAGTATTGATCATTCTAATTATGAAAACTATGTAAATTTTTCTTCTGCACAAAAACGATTAGAAAATTTTAAATATAAAATAGGTTTAATAGAAGAATATACTGCAAAGAGTTCTTCATTAGTAGATGTTACAAATTCTGGACCAGATTTACTTTTATATGATAATAAAATTAGAGACATAAAGAATAATTTTGATAGTTATGAAAAGTATTTACATAATACTAAATCTACATATACTACTAGTTCAATAGGAGAGTTTCCAGATGCATCCTGGCCCAAAACTGGAAGTGGAACATATGCCGATCCTTATAAGCCGGTAAGTTCTTCTAATCAATCATTTATAGATTGGTATGGGTCTATCGAATCAAAAACCGGACAACTTTATAGTGCTTCTCTTTATGATAAGAATAATCCTAATAGATTAGTAAATTTATTACCATTGCACGTAAAAGAAGATGTTAATAATAAACCATTTTTTGATTTATTTGATATGGTAGGACACCATTTTGATGAACTGTGGTCATATGCAAAATCTATATCTGATATAACTGATAGACAAAGTGATTTAACCAAGGGGTTTTCTAAGGACTTGGTTTTTAATTTGGCTAAATCTTTGGGGTGGGATATAAATGATGGAAAAGATTTATTGGATTTAAGTAGAGTTGGATTTGGACAAAAATTAAGTGGAGACACATATTCTCTTTATACATCTGGATCATTAAGTTCTCCGCCTGAAGGTGATATATCAAAAGAGATAACTAAACGAATTATTGCAAGCATGCCTTACTTGTTAAAATCAAAAGGTACTTTGGGTTCGTTACGAGGATTGTTAAATTGTTATGGTATTCCTTCTTCTATTTTACGAGTA